TAACACCCAAACCCAAATGACTCGTGGCGGTAAAGCACAGACTAAGGGTCGTGGTCACAGTACAAAGATGGGGTAAACCCTAATGAATTACTCTACTCTATTTGAGACGATTAAGGGGTATGTCGAGAACGACTTCCCCTCTACTACTTGGACTGATGCTGCCGAGACGGGCACTGTTACCTTTACAAGTACAGAACAGATTAATACGTTTATTCGTCAAGCAGAGCAGAGGATTTATAACTCGGTTCAGTTGCCTGTATTTCGTAAGAATGTGACGGGTAATTGCACTACGGGTAATAAGTATCTAAATGTGCCGTCGGATTGGAAAGCAACGTTTTCGTTATCGGTTATTGATCCTGTGACGAATGCACAGACGTATTTACTTAATAAGGACGTAGAGTTTATTCGTTCATGCTATCCAGACCCAGATACTACTGGCACACCAGAGTACTACGCTATTTTTAATGACGTAACGTTTATTTTAGGACCTACGCCAGACGCTGATTACAACAGCGAATTGCACTATTTCTACTACCCACAATCTATTGTGGATTCTGCAAATGGTCAATCTTGGCTTGGAAATAACTTTGACCAAGTGTTGTTATATGGTTCGCTGTTAGAGGCTTATGTATTTATGAAGGGGGAGGCGGATGTCATTGCTAGTTACCAGAAGCGTTATGACGAGGGTATGACCTTGTTGTTGCAACTTGGTGAAGGCAAGAACCGTCAAGATATGTATAGGACTTTACAAGCAAGGTACCCAGTACGATGAATTTCGATACAGTAGAAGGCTTTATGAATGGCAACGTTATTGTGAAAACTTCACAGGGTAGAGGCTTTACCCCAGAAGAGATTGCAGAACGTGCTATCGACAAGATTATTTATGTTGGCTCTAAGTCACACCCTGCCATTCGTGATCAGGCAGAAGCATTTAGAGAGAACATACAAAGTGTTTTAGTGTTTTACCTAAAAGAAGCGGTGCGCTCAGACCGCACGACCATTGCTAACCGATTACGGGAAGCTGGTCATCCTGAGCTAACTTTTTTATTGAACGAATAGGAGTTTCAAATGGCTATTACTCAAGCGATGTGCACATCATTTAAAGCCCAGCTTTTGCTTGGTGTTCACGATTTTCGTCCATCAGCTCAAGCTGGTGCCGATACTTTTAAACTAGCGTTGTACACATCATCTGCTAACTTAGATGCAAATACCACTACGTATTCTGCTTCTAACGAGGCTTCTGGTGTTACTGCTGGCGGTGCAGCTTTAACCAATACTGGTGTTGGTACTACTAATACTAACTCTACTGCTGGTACAGGTTTTACTGACTTTAGTGATTTAACGTTTTCCAACGTTACCACTACCGCTCGTGGCGCTTTAATTTATAACACCACACCTTCGGCTAATGACAACGCTAACTCTGCATTAACTAACGCAGCTGTATGCGTGTTGGACTTTGGCGGTGATAAGACATCTACTGCAGGTGACTTCACTATCATTTTCCCAACGTTTGATGCAAGTAACGCAATCATCCGTATCGCTTAATAGCATATGGCGACAGCCAATTGGGGCGAAGGTGCTTGGGGGCTAGGCGCCTGGGGCGAAGGTTCAATCTCTGTTTCGGTTAACGTAACAGGGGTTTCTTCGTCCTCTTCAATTGGTACTGTAGACGTAGTAGGTAAGGCTAATGTAAACCCCACAGGTGTAACTGCCTCTGGGGCTATTGGCGTTGAAACTATAGCCGCTAAAGCTAATGTGCCTGTTACAGGCGTATCTGCATCTGGTGCAGTAGCGAGTGTTACAACCGGCATCGGGGTTAGTGTTACTGGGGTTGTGGCTTCTGGGTCTGTAGGAGCCGTGATTCCTCAGTCTAATAACAACATATCCGTAACCGGTTTGCAAGCCACAGGTGCATTAGGCGAAGAAGAAATAGATTCTGATGCCAACGTAAATGTAACGGGAATAAGTACAAACAGCGCTGTTGGCACGGTATCTATAACGTCAGAAGCTTCAGCATTGCCCACGGGCGTATCTGGTGGGACCATACTTGGTAGCGTAGTAGCCTGCGTCGATGAAGAGGGTTGGGGTGCGTATGGCTGGGGTGAAGGTACCTGGGGTGGTGGGGTTAATAAAGTATGCGTAATAGGCATCGCCGCTACCGTCAATATTGGACAGATTAGGACGTCCCAATCAGTAACTCTTGTAGGAGTACAGGCAAGTGGATCTATAGGTACTGTACAAGTATCAGGGCAAGCAGTGCCTAATGTTACGGGTTTTGGGCTTGTTACTGAACTAAGTGGGGTAGCCGTAGATGCTGGTGCTAACCACGGCGTTACAGGAGAGCAAGCAGTTTGTTCTGAAGGTGTAATAACGGTAACCGCTAAGGCAAACGCTGTTTTAGTTGGCTTTGGTGTTACGGCTTCTTTAGGAACTGTTACAACTAGAACAGTTAATAATTTTAATGTAACAGGCGTTGGAGCCTCTGCGTTATTGGGTGAAGAAGAGGTAGACGCTAAAGCTAACGTCTTCCCAACCGGTGTGTCTGGAACGGGACAAATTGGCACCGCCCAAGTAGTAGGAAAAGCCGTAGTTAATGTAACCGGCGTGGCTGGTACGATGGGGCTTGGTGAGGTTGAGGCGGAGGCAGGGGCAAACGCAGTTGTTACAGGGGTAGCAGGAACAATTTCTTTGGGTAGTGTTGCCGTAAACAGCGACGCTAACGTATACTTAACGGGTGTGAGTGCAGTAGGTCGGGTTTCTAGACCCCTAGTCTGGGGCTTGATTGATACTTCGCAAACACCAAATTGGACGCCGATAGCGGCTTAGGAGCAATAAATGGCAAGTACATATAGTAATCTTAAAATTCAGCTCATGGCGACCGGGGAAAACTCGGGAACCTGGGGCAACGTAACTAACGACAATTTAGGGGTAGCCATTGAACAGGCTATCACAGGTTCGGTTGACGTTACTGTTAATGCTAACACTACGCTAACCTTAACTGATACTAACGCAGCGCAAAATGCCCGTGCATTACGTCTTAATTTAGGTGGTAGTGGTGGGTTTGATTTGACTGTCCCCGCCATCCAAAAACTGTATCTTATTAACAACGCGTCACTAGCCGCTATAGTTGTTAAAAACGCATCGGGGTCAACTGTTACTGTACCTACTGCTAAAACAATGTGGGTATTTAGTACAGGTACTGGGGTTGTAGACGCAGTTACTCACTTAAGTTCATTGACTCTTGGGTCTGCGTTACCTATTGCTTCAGGTGGTACAGGTTCAACTTCAACTACTTATGCAAACTTGCAAACTGACGTAACTGGAACTTTGCCTGTTAGTAATGGTCCCGGTTCTACTGGTAACGTATTAACTTCAAATGGTTCAACTTGGACTTCTGCCGCCGCCGCTGCATTTGATTCAGGTACGGTTATGTTGTTTGCGCAAACCACTGCGCCGACTGGATGGACTAAAAACACATCTACGGGCGACAACTCAGCGTTACGTGTTGTAACGGGTTCAGCAAGCACAGGTGGATCGGTAGCGTTTACTACAGCATTTGCAAGTCAAACCCCAACCGGTTCGGTAAGTATCACTAGCGTTACGGGTAGTGCTGGAAATACAACGCTTACTACACCACAAATTCCTAGTCATAATCATAGTATACCCTTTGGTGGCCCCGGTCCCGGGGGTAATTTTTCTGTAGGCAACAGCAGCCCCGACACACAGGGCACCGGTTCCACAGGTGGTAGTGGTGCACATAGTCACCCATTTAGTTTTTCAAGTGGTTCGGGTACGTTTAGCGGTAATGCCATTAATCTTGCTGTTCAATATATTGACGTCATTCGTGCAAGTAAAAACTAATTATGGGAACTCTTAAAAACGGATCTTTTTGTCCACTTATTAAAAAAGACTGTGTAGGTCTTACTTGTGCGTGGTATACCCGTGTGCAAGGCTACGATATGAATAGTGGCAGTCAGGTAGATAGTTATGAATGTGCGATATCGTGGTTGCCAGTGTTATTAATTGAAAATTCAGGACAACAACGGCAGACTGGAGCTGCAGTTGAATCGTTTAGAAATGAAATGGTTAAAGCTAACGAAGTAAATACCCAACTAATTTTAGCGGCTTCTGAGTCGCAACAACCCAAATTAATTAGGAGTAGAAAATGAAATTGACTATTATCCCCGTTGACGGATCAGTTGGCGAAAACGGTGTTTTTTATAATAACCTTGATTTAAGCTCATGCGGTATCCCTGCTGATGTTCATGCTTTGCAATGGCAAGATACTGCTGGATGGATTGAGTATAAGTCTGCTTTAGTGCAAAATCAAGATATTACTGAACTACCTGCTTGGGCAAATGCCTGTATGGCTAAATGGACCGAGGCTAATACCCCAGTGCCACCACAACCACCTACCGCAGAACAAAATAAAACAACCGCAGTAGATAAACTACAAGCAACAGATTGGACTACTATTCCTGATGTTGGCGATTCAACAAAAAGTAATCCGTATTTAAGTAATGTTCAAGACTTTGTAACGTACCGTAATGCCGTACGTCAGTATGCAATTAACCCTATAGCTGGAAATATTAATTGGCCTACGTTACCTCAAGAAGTTTGGACAACTGTTTAAGGAAAATTAAATGACAATAGAGGTAAAAATTGGATGTGTTTCTAATTTGTATAGCAGAATGATGCACTTTAAAAATTCTGGTGACACAGAACATACGCACACCCATTCTTTTGACCACTTAACGCTTTTGGCTTCTGGATCTGTTAAATGTGTTGTTAACAATACAGAAACTATTTTTAAAGCTCCCCACATGATCTTTATTAAAAAAGACGAAGAACATGCGTTTACCGCTTTAGAAGACAATACTGTTGCTTATTGTATTCACGCTATGCGTATAGGAGAACGTATTGAGGATATAGCCGATCCTTCTATGTTCCCAGATGGTGTAAGAATTCCTTATGAAGTTTGCCATTGGTGGAGCCCTGCAGAAAATTACAACGGGAAAAATATTAATGTTGTAAAAAACCCTCCAACAACTTCAACTGGCAATATTGAAGTGACAAAAGTATAAATGAAAAATTTATTCGACTACATTGTTGTTATTGAAAACGCACTTACACCTGCGTTGTGCGATGCTGTGCTTGCTGAGTATAAAAACTGTGATGATTGGATAAATGCGGCAATTGAAAACCGTGAAGACTTAGATATCCGTAATTGCCAAACAATTGGTATTTCTTTTGATTCGGTAATACAAAAAAATTTACAAATTAGAAAAAATTTAGATTCTTATTTATTTGTATCTGCTTCTAATGTTATAAAACAGTATAGAGAAAAATTTTCTGATTGCACTGTTGAGCAAGACTCTGGATATGATTTGCTCAAATATGAAGTAGGTGGGTTTTATACAACCCATACCGACTCGTTTAAGGAGCGCCCACGAGCCGTGTCTTGTTCGTTTATATTAAATGATGACTACGAGGGTGGAGAATTTGCATTTTTTGACCGTGAATTGATATATAACTTAAAAAAAGGGTCGTGCATCATGTTCCCTTCCAATTTTATGTACCCCCATGAGATAATGCCGGTAACGAGCGGGACACGGTATTCCATTGTGACTTGGTTTGTATAAGGATTAATATGATCTCAGAAAACCCAGCAGTTAAGTTAGAAGACGGTACCAAAGTGTGCCGCCATACAGTTGAAGTCTTATGCCCTAATTGCGGTCGAGATGTAGATGAGGCTGAACTTGCTGCACAGAAGTGTAATGACTGTGGGTTTGATTTATCAACTCCTAAACAGTCTGTATCTGTTTGGGCTACTTCTGTACCTAAAGGCGGTACAAAGCTCTGGGGTGAGTAAATTGAATCATGTCAGACGAACTAGGATTGTCGGCTGGTGCCAAGGGGATCAGCGAGGGGATTAAGACTGGTCGAGAGGCTGGGCGAGAGATCGGTAAGAACATTGAGGATGTTCAGAAGGAAGCAGTAGATGTAGCGAAAGAACGGGCAAACGCCAAGATTCGTGAGCGCAGAGAAGCAGAGTTAAAGAAGGAACGGGCAATATTTAAAGCCCTTGAGGAGTACAAGCACCGCAAGAAGATTTCGGACGAAGAGTACAAATTAAGGGTTGATTTTATAAAGCAGCACGGCACCAAAGAGTGGCAAAAGGTGCTAGACATCAAGACCGAGATTGAACGGCTTGAGAAAGAAGACAAGAAGTACTTTGATGCCGAGTTGTCAAAGGTTAAATGGGTGCAGTTCTGGTGCTTTATGGCAGCAGGCTGGATTGCTTATTACATAGTATGGGGGTCTAAAAAATGAATATGCAAGACGTACTAAAGGCGGTTATTCCGATTCTTGTAGCCTGTATAGCGTGGCTACTCGGTCAGGTTTCTTCATTTCAGACCCGCCTGACTCAGATTGAAGGCAAGATGCCAGCCCTAATTACTAACGAAGGCGTCCCAACGGACAGTCCTATTTCAGCCGAGCGTAGAGCAAAAATGCGTGAGGAACTGTACAAAGAACTCCATGACCTCCATGTGCGGGTCAAACTCCTTGAAGAAAGAGGAAAGAAATGATTACCTTATTTACTACCCTTATATCATTCCTGTCTGGCGGACTACCTAGCCTACTAGGGTTTTTCCAAGATAAATCCGACAAGAAGCATGAGCTGGCTATGGCTGCTATGCAGACGGAACGGGAATTAAAACTTATGGAAGC